AAGAGTGCATTTGACATATTTAGGGAAAATGGAATCGCAGTAATAAAGTCTAATAATCGGCGTGTAGACGGTTGGTTAAGTGTAAAAGAGTGGCTAAAGATAGTTGACAGTAAGGACGAGCAAACAGGCGAATCAATAAAGACTAGCAAGCTAAAGATATTTAAAAACTGCATTAATCTTATAAGATGCTTACCTCAATTACAATTTGACAAAAACAATCCGTCCGATGTTGCGACAGAACCGCACGATATAACACATGCTCCAGATGCGTTACGTTACTTTTGCATAATGCGACAACCTCCAACAATAGTTAAAAAAGAGTTTAAAGGGTCGTTTTATACAAAAGGTGAAATGGAAGATTTGGGAATTAAACAATTTGAAATAAAGAGGGTGACTTAATGGATATAGTAATTTTAATAATGCTATGCTTAAATTTGTGTTTATCTGCTATATGTATATACTTTCACATAATCAAAAAAGAATCGAAAAATGAAGCAATTAAAGAAGAAACCGAGGAAGAATATGTGTTAAGAATAAAGCCTAACTTTAAAAATCCTTTGAAAAATTATGATGCGTATTATGAAAAGCGTAAAGGCTTATTAAGTCCTGTTCGGGCAGGGAGTAAGGAGAGTGATACCAATTGATTAAGCTAGACAAGGATTATTATAAAAAAGTTAGAAGCGACTACATGAGTGTTGAGAAGGTAGCCGAATCAGATAAGTTTATTCAATGGTATAGGTCTGCTTGGAACGATAAGGACAGTAGAAACTTTTTTGACATGTGGGAATTGTCTTACAAGTACTGGGAAGGTAACAGCGTTAATTTACCTGAAAACGACACTAACCCTGGAAGCAATGTCAATATAGTTCATCCTAATATCGAAGGACAAGTTGCATTATTGGTTGAGCAGAACATTGATGTTGAAGTATTACCAACCGAACCCGGAGATGAATTGTTTAGCGAATATGTTCAAAACATTTTAAAGTGGATAATCGAAAAAAATAAAATGGAACGAAAACTTGATTGTTTTTGGCGAAGGACTGAAATCTTTGGTACATGTGGGTTTAGGGTTATATTTAATCCTTCGTACAAAGGAAAACTTGGCTTGCCTGAAATAGAAGTTGTCAATCCTGCTTATATTTTTGTTGACCCTAATATTACTGATATAAACAAGTTAGATGATGCAGAGTTTATAATTGAGACAGTAAAAAGAAGCATATATAATGCACGAAATAAATTTGGCGATATAGCCGATGCAATCGAGCCTGGATTTAATCCTACCAGCGTTGACGATTATATTTTCGACGAAGACGAAGCAGAAACAGACGAAACAAGCAAAGCAAATTATTTACATATGTTTGTATGGTTTAAAGAAAAAGGTAAATTGCAATTAGTCGAAATGGCAGGGTGTGGAGTTATATTGTCGGATAGCAGGGAAAAGGGGAGCGAACGTTATTTCCCTAATGACAAATACCCTTACAAGCTTATGACATTATACAGGCGTGAAGGCACTATCTGGGGCAAAGGTGACGCAGAATTATTGATTAACTTGCAAGACTTAATCAATGACATAGATGACCAAATCCGAATTAATGCAAGGCTTAGCGGTAATCCACAAAAATTAATAAGCACATCGGCAGGAATTGACATTGAAAAGTGGACAAATGAACCTGGACTTAATATCCCTTGTCACGAAGTCGGAACAGCGTATCAACCAGTAATACCACCACCTATGGCACAATATCCGATTGAGCGTAGAAGGTATGCACTAGAATATGAAACAGCAAAGGTTACTAGATTTAGTGACCAACAAACTGGAGTTAGACAACAAGGCGTTGACACAGCAACGGAAGCATTAGCATTACAACAGGCAGGAAGTGCAGGAATAGGGCATAAGAAACTATTGTTACAAGAGACATTATCAGAAGTGTTTGAATATATCCTTGATTGCGTGAAAGAGTATTACACCGAAGAACAAGCGTTTAGGATAACAGGGAAGAAAGCAGAATTCATGTTTTTCAAGGGTAGCAAGTTAAAGAGTACTCCTAAAATGATTCCTGCTACGGATGAATATGTAAGTAAGTTTATGCAAAAGAATCCTGCCTTAACTCCACCGACAACGATGATAGACGACACAGCCGAAGCAAAAGAATCTGAATTTGACGTAAAAGTAACGGTTGGCGCAGGATTGCCAACAAATAAGGCTTTTGTGTATCAAGTTATCAATGAAGCGTTTGCGAAAGGTATTATTACACCACAGGAAGCAAGAAACTTATTAAGAGAATATGTGAAGTTACCAGTACCAGAAACACCGATAGAACAACAACAGCTTATGCCACAACAAGGGCAACAAGGACAACCTGTGCAGAATCCTAATATGATGGGTATGACTCAAGGAGGAAATCCAATGCAACCAAGTATGGGGGGTGCAATGGGATGATTATTTTAAAAAGCAATGGAACCAATAAAGATACCTACATAAACCATGCTAAACAGCATAAGTGGTGGCAACCAGACGTAAGCGGAAAAACAAATACCGAAGTATTGAAAGAACTACAAAATAGGCCTATATGTCCACAATGTGAAACATTAGCAATGAGACATAGGGATAGAAATAATATGAAGTGTCCAAAATGTGGATACGAGGGACGTATTACATGTACTCTTGATGAAATGATGACCAAAGAATTATATAAGTGAGGTGATACAATGACAGTCAAAAAGCCAGTTTGTGAGTGTGGATATATCTTTACATCCAAAGATATAACACGAGGCGTAAGGCCTATAGCTGATTTAAATTTACCACATGATTTTTATGGTGGTAATGTAAAGTATTACTGTAGTTATGATTGCAAGTGTGGTAAAAAATATCTGCTATTTACTAGACCCGAAGCTAATAGCCACAAAATTAAGATAATTGCAGAGGTGAATACAGTTGATAAAGAAAACGAAACAGGGATACAAAGTGGAGAGCAAGAAAGGAAAGGATTTGAGCAAAGACAACCTTTCCAAAGAACAGGCGGTAAAAAGACTTAAACAGATTGAGTATTTCAAGAACAAGAAAGGAAAATAATTTATGCTTAATATTCCTAAAAAAATAAAGGTTGGTGCTATAGAGTACGATATTGAAATAGTGCCATTTCCAGACGAAAGCGATTGTCAAGTTGATGGTAAAATTTACTATCATTTGCAAAAAATAAAAATAAAAGATTATGGTTTAACGGATTATTTGCAAGAAGTTTTTTTGCATGAGCTTGTACATGCAATATTTGAACATATGCAGATTGAACAGTCTGAAGTTCCTGTTACTAAGATTTCAAAAGCTTTGCATATGATTATAAAAGATAATCCAGATATATTTAAGTAAACTTTCGTTGGAGTTAATCAACGTTAATTAATTATGGTGTCTGACTACCACTAAACGCCAGTAAAATCAATCGTGTCTCACACGTAAAATGGAGGAATAGTAATGAGTGAAGAAATGTTTGACAATTTTACAATTGATGATTCAGAGGGTGTTGATATCAATGAAGAGCTAGACGAGATAATAGACGATAGCGAAGACGATACAGAAGAACCCGAAGTGAAGCAAGAAGAAAAAGAAAAGATGGTACCATTAAAAGCGCTTGAAGCAGAACGGAACAAATGGAAGAAAAAATTGGAACAACAAAAGAATATGCAACACACTAAATCTTCATCAGAAAATTTTGATGAAGATTCTTTTTTGGAAAAAGAGATTGCAAAGTACCGAGCCAAAGGTTGGGACGATGATACAGCAAAGACGTTTGCTGAAACAAATCTTGAACACAAAAAAGAATTGTTCGAATTAAAAAATATGCTTAAAGACACTGGTAAATCTGCAACAAATATCAAGCGAGAAATTGAAATTGAGAATTTATCAAAAGATTCTTTCTACCTAGGATTGGAAGATTCAGAGATAAGAGAAGAGGTTGAAACATTATCAGATAAAACAGGGTTAAGCATTAAACAGGCTTACAATGCGTTATATGGCGAAAAGTCAAGGGCAGAAATTAAACAGGCGATAGAAAATGAAGTCGTCAATAATTCTAAAAAAAGACAATCTGCATACGTTGACTTCTCAAGTAATGGACAACCAGATGTTAAGTCAAAAGTAAATTTATCTCCCGAAGAAGCTATGATTGCTAAAATGGCGAAGATGTCACCTTCCGAATATTTGGCAATGAAGAAAATGAATTCTACAGAACAATTTAAAAAATTTAAATCTAATAAGAAAGGATGATTGACAAATGGCTAAAATGACTTATAAAGGTTCAGTTGATGGTTCTCATCAGAAAATAGAAAGATGGGCAGTTAATGCGTCACAAACAATAATTGATGGACAGTTTGTTATATATTCATCTGGTAAAGTTACTACTGCGGCGGCTACAGTTGCTGCAAACTCAATCCTAGGAGTGTCTATGGAAGCAATAACCACTACAAGTAGTGTTGACGCTGATGACGCTATATTGGTTGACACTAATCCTAATTCCATTTATGAGATGGATTATACTGCTACTACTGTTGCAGTTGGTACAGCTTACGATTTAAGTAATGCTTATACTCTTAATCAAGGAGATACTTCTCCGGGAGCAATAAGAGTTCTTGAAGTTGACACAACTAATGTTAGATGCGATGTCATTGTTGAAGATGGATACCATTTCTACGGATAATTCAAAATTTAAAAAGTTAATTTAAGGAGGTAATGTTAATGTCTACAGGCAGAATTAATAGAGGTAATTTTTCGCAACTTTTAACACCGATACATAAAAAAATATTCTTTGAAAACTACGAAGCAAAACCAACGCAGTATACAAAGATATTTAAAACGGAAAATATGAGTAAGAAAGAAGAAACATTCCCACACATGGGAGCATTTGGAACGTGGTCAAGCAATAGTGAAGGTGGAACAATTAACGAATCAACAATGTCGCAAGGAAACACAGCTACATTTACAGCCGAAAGATATGATAAAGGTTATTCAATCACTTGGGAAGTTGTAAAAGATGACCTTTATAACGTATTAAAGGGCTATGGAAAAGGTGGTTCCGCTCAAGCATTGGGTCGTGGATTAGCCGCTACAATCGAAACGCAATGCGCCGCTGTCCTAAACGGTGGATTTTCTAATACTGGTTATGATGCAGTTGCATTATTTGCCAATACCCATCCATTAGCAGATTCAGCGTCAACAGGCGATAACCTTACAACGGGCGCTTTGAACGATGCTAATTTAAAGCTTGGTATGATTCTTATGAGGGATCAGAGGGACGAAGCAAATATTATAATTCAAGCAATGGCTAAGCAGTTGATTGTTCCTCCTGAACTTGAATATACTGCTAAACAAATTATAGCTTCAACTTTGATTTCTGGAGAGTTAAGCAATACTAAGAATACTGTTCCAAATCTTGAAATTGTTGTAATGGATTATTTGACAAGTGCAACAGCTTGGTTCTTGCGTGACCCAAGTTTTGATAACTTGATGTTTATGTGGAGAGAAACTCCAATATATGACTTCCAACCTATACCAAAAACAGTCGATGTATTCTGCTATGGTTATTCTAGGTTTGATGAAGGTTATACGGATTGGAGAGGGTTAATTGGTAGTGCAGGAACATAATTAAAAGAGCCTTAATTAAGGCTCTTATCTTTTAATCGAAAGGAGAGGAATTAAATGGCATTAGTAACAGGTTCTAAATCTGGGGCATTTATTGCTCCGATAGTAATGAGAGATTCAAGTGGCAACGAAAGAACTGTTATAACTACGAACGGTAATGTTATTTATGGTTTTCAGTCTGGAAATCAATTTTATGTTGATAGTGGCGGAACTGGTGCAAGTGACTCAAATGATGGTTTAGGATGGAGTTCTGCACTTGCTACACTTGATGCGGCAATTGCAAAATGTACCGCAAATAATGGAGATGTTATTTGGATTGCTCCGGGTCATTCAGAAACATATACGACTACAGGAACTAAACTTACAGTTGATGTAGCAGGAGTTACAATTATAGGCTTAGGTTCTGGAGCTTCAAGACCAACATTTACATTCGGTCATACAGGGGCTACGTTTGCTATATCATCGGCTAGTTGTTATATTGAGAATATAGTTCTTGCTAGTAATGTTGACCAAATAACCACATTTTGTACTATAAGTGGAGCAGATTGCACATTGGTTGATATCGAAACAAGAGATACAACCGACAAAGAAGCTATTGACACGTTTATAACAACTGCCGCCGCTGATAGGCTTAAAGTTATTAGACATTTCCACAATGGTTATACTGGTGGAGATGCTAACGCTAGAGTTTGGAAATTAGTTGGTACTGATAATGCGTTGTTTGACAATTGTCGTTTTATGACAAAGGTTACAACCGCAGTTATAAACTTTACAGGAACATCTTGCACAAATGTTGTTGTGAAAAATAGTGATTTCCTAGTAACATCAACAACTGATTTATCTAAAACTGTTGTTGATACTGTTGGAAGTTCAACATGGGAAGTAACAGGAAGCTTTGACTTAGGAGCAGGAGCGGGATTTTCTGGCGGTAGTGGTGCGGCACTTGCCAAAGATGATGTTAGTGCAGTTTCTACAGCAATTGCAACATTGCAAACAGTAGTCAAAGGTACTGATGGTCTTGACTATGGAGCTTCTAATTATATAGGAGTAACCGTTCCTATGAATTCTGCTACATGGAACACAGCGGCTTCACATGAAATATTGACTATAACAGGAATGGTACGAGTTAAAATTATAGCAGAATGTACAGCTACTCTTACAGATAGTGGAAATGCAGGAACAATACAACTAGGAGTTGAAGGTGCTACTAGTGCGTTTATTGCTAGCACAGATAGTGATGATATTGTTACAGGTGATTTGTGGTATGATGCAACCCCAACACTAGGAGTTGACACAACTAGTTCTGTGGTTATTGATAAAATTATAGCAGGTGGACTTGATGTTGGATACGAAATTGGTGGCGAAGCATTAACAGGAGGAACGTTAGTGTTTCATTGTTGGTGGACTCCACTAAATGCAACAGGTGCAGTTGTTGCAGGAGCAGGTGGAACATTATAATCTAAGTAAATGGTGGGATTAATTTCCCACCTTATTTTATTTATAAGGAGTTGACAAAATGGCTAATATAGTCGAACTAAACAAAGGTGCGGTAACAACTGCTCATAGTGCAATAGCAGTAACAACAACATCAAGTGCTATTGATACAAGAGGATATAATGCCGTTCTTGTTCATGTTGATATAACTGATTCAGGAGCGTGGACAATTAAAATTCAAGGTGCTTTAACTCCGTCTGATACTTATGTTGATTGGTATGATAGCAACGGTGTATTAATGAGTACCGGAAGTATATCCGCAGATCAAGGAATAATTTTTGTAGGAATTCCAGATACAATAAAAGTTGTTGCTACAGAGGACACAAACGGCGCTACATTAACGGTAAAAGTTCAACCTATAGTAGTATAAGGGGGTTATTCAATATGATAACTTCTCACGTAAAGTCATTGCCACTTGATTTTGTAAGGAATAAAGTAGCCGCAACGTTTTCAGTTTATAAAAAGAATTCAAGATACAAAAGCAATAAATGTTTTAGGATTAGGCGAAGTGATGATGATACCGAAATAGATATAGGATTTAGTGGTATACATTTAGATGTTCCTAGTATTCATAACTTTTTAAAAAGGAACATTGCAACTTCTCCACTAATGAACGTTGACACAGACTCTGATGGTGTAGTTGATGATTTTGCTTCTTATACTTCTGGTGATGTTACGGCAACATGGTCGCTTGATTCAGCACAAAAGTTTGACATTACGGCAAGCACAGGAACAGGATTGAGTTATATATACCAAGCCGAAACAATAACGGCTGGGCAAATAGTCAATATTGAAGTTGATTATAAGGTGCTAGGTAACGTTACAATCAAAGCTTATATTGACTGGTATAATGTTGGTGCTTTTATTTCAACCTCAACAATAGTCGATGGAATAGAAACTACATATACAAGATTATCGAATAGTGGTTTGACTGCTCCAACAAATACAACTGTAGGATATATTAGATTATCCGTTGAACCTAATTCGAATGGCGACACTGGATCAGCATGGTTTAAAAATCTCAACATATATAAAACTAATTTATCTGCTTTTGTAAAAACATGGTACGACCAAAGCGGAAACGGCAACGATGCTACCATGACTACAAACGCTTCTCAACCTAGAATAGTAAACGCAGGAACTCTCGAAGTAGATTCTAAAGGCAAGCCTAGAATATATTTTGATGGCAGTAACGACATTTTAACTATTGCAAATAGTGCAAGCGTTGACATTACAGCGCAACCGTTATTTTTAAATTGTGTTTTTGCAGGAACTGGAACTATTGGTTATATGTTTGCAAAAAACTTAGATTCATCAGCTACTTTACAATATGCAATTTTGTACAATAATGGTGGTAAAAAATGTGTCACAACTTATCTTCAAGGTACTACAATAAGACAGGAAACAGCAATAAACTCAATAGATTATAACACACAAGCTATATTCAGTTTATCTTTTGCAAATGGCGCACAAAAGGGATATGTCAATGGTGCTTCCTCTGGTAACGATGGTAATTATAATAGTACGATGACAAGTCGTGCAAATATGAACATAGGTGGAAGAAGCGGAAGCGTGGACGGTTCCACGAAAATAGAACTATATCAAGGGTATATATCTGAAATAATTATAATAAGTAATACTACAAATCGAAATAAAATCGAAAAAAAACAAAGTAAATATTATGAAATACAAATTTAAAGGGGTGAAACAATGACTACTCCAAACGAATTACTTTCAATTTATTCAACGCAATCTCAAATTAGCAGTTTTTTTACTGACAAGATGTTAATATATAGCGTTAAAAGTTATGGTGCTAAATGTGACAATGTCACAGATGACACAACAGCAATTAATAATACCATTATAGCTGTCAATGCAAGTGGTGGAGGAATAGTATATTTCCCTGATAATTGCATGGTTACAGGGACAATAGCGTTATTATCTAATGTTGTACTAATTGGATATGATATAACACTCAAGGCAGGAGCTTCAATAAGTGGAAATAGTTCAGTTATTAGCGCTTCAAGTATTGATAATGCGTATATTATTGGAATAACATTTAATGCCAATGGATATAGGCGATGGGGATTCTATGCAGATTCAGGATGTACCAATATATTTTTGCATGACGTTGATGCAAAATATTATACGGACAAGTATGGACAAGGTATTAAAGTTCCTGACAATAGCATTGTTGAACTAAAAAGACTTCCACGCATAAGACAAGTTATATACACTTCCTCAAGTGCTTCAACTGCAAGTGGTAGCTTGCCTGCTGCAACTTATAGAATAAGTGTGTGCGGTGTGGATGCGCTAGGAAGAGAAGCACCTTTATATTTGTATTCAAGTATGAGCGATAAAACATTGGCAAGCGCAGGAAAACTCACTATAGCATGGAACAAAGATAATTCGGCTAGAAGCTACAGGGTTTATGTTGGTGATTCTGTCTCTGCTGATTGGATGAAATTCTATACGGTTCCTGTTACGAATGATGACCCTGCAACTTATACATACGATGTTACTGGTAACTATGCAACATTTGTAAGTACGGTAGCGGTAGCAACTGGAGCAGGAACATTCACCGATAAAATTTACACAGATTATCAATTTAGGTTGTCGGCTTATTACACCGACGGAATGACTAACCATACTGGTAACAGCGTGATTCCTGTCAACGTGACAATTAACGATACGTCAACCGTTGCAAACCTAACATGGGTTGCGCCTACTGGTGTTGCGCCCGATGGTTACATATTATTTGTAAGTTCACAAGACACAGGTGGACTTCGTAATTTTGAAAAAATGATTGATGTCGGGGCAGTAACAAGCTATTCATATACAGGACAAACAGGGTTTATAATGTATCCGTTCGGGAATTCTGATGAAGTTGTTTGTGATGGCTATAGTTATCGTAACCTAGGTGGCTCAGGTAAAGCAATTTTTAATGGTCAAGTATTCGTTGGTGGTGAAAGAACTGGAAGAGATTCAAGTGTTCAAATTGCAGGATATAGCGACGGTACAGGAACAGCAGTATATTCAGACCAATTTACAGGACTGTCACTACGATTGAAACAAATTGCAGGAACATTAGCTAGGGAATGGTGGACTCTTGGAATGTGGGGGAATGGTACCAACTTAGTTATCGGCAATACTTACCCAACTCCATTATCCATTATGACATTAACACCAACTTATATCCTTACACCTTATCAAGCTAGAGCTTCTGCTTATGCTAATGCTAACTTCAATATTACTGCTGATGGGAATTGGAATTTACTTTCAACAGAACTAAACACAGAGGATTTTGATGTTGGTGCTAATTTTGCTTCAAGTGTGTTCACATGTCCAGTCGCAGGAATATACAGAGTTAATTTTACAGTAAGTTGTTACGGTAAATCTTCACCGGTTGTCTTAACACTAGGAGCAAGAATAAGAAAGAATATATCGTCTCCAAAGTACTGGGAAAATGGGTTAGACATAACACCTACTGCAACTAATAGACAAATATGCTTAAGTGTCGACGGATTAATACAGTGTGCAGTAAGTGACACTATACGTTTTGAAGTTAGAGCATTTAATACAGGATCAACAGATACCGTCGCAATTGTTGGAGATGCAAATAGGTCAACAAGAGTAAGCATTGAATTGGTGGGGTGATAATATGACACTTAGCGAAATATTAGATATGATTGACTTGCTTTACAATAATAATTTTTCAGATAACGAAAAAACAATAATACTAAATCAGCAATTGAGAATGATTTTTAGGGATTTACAAAATGAAGAGTTTTACGAATTTACAACTATAGCTGACCAATGTTTTTATGCAATGGCTTCAGATATGAGTATTGATTTCATTGAATATGTTGGATTGACTACTGATACAACAGTAACATCAAATTCAAGTTTTACAGAATATTCATTCGCTGAAATGTCCGATGTGTTAAGTGGTTATAAATATTTTGATGGATTATCTGGTAATATTGGGTTATATCCAGTTCCTTCTACTACTGGTTATAATGTTAGGATAAGATATAAAGAAAGACCAGTATTACTAGATAGCACAAATCAATCTGTTACTCCAAATATTAAAGAAGATTATCATATGGCTTTAGTTTATGCGACAATATCGGAAATAGCAAGCGCAGGAAGTAACCCCGATATTGATATAGCTAATAACTATACCAACAAATTTAATGCCATTCTGCGTGAATTAAAACAAAATAGATATGAATTACTTCCAAAATATTCTGCAACTAAAAATGTTATGAAATCATCAAGAAACAAATTAGCTTCAACAGATAAAATTGAGGTGATAGTCAATGTATAAACCTTTACTTAAAGGTGCAAGAAGGGTTACAAAAAAATTAATAAATCAGTTTGGTGATGGTATTAATACTTTTAATCCACCTTTAAATATTTTAGACTCTCAATCATCGGATTTAAGCAATGTTGATTCTAGCAAATATCCTGCTTTGAACGTGCGAAATGGTAAAACATCTTATGCAACAGCTTTAACTACTCCTAATGCGTTGGGACAAAGATTGAACACAAATCTTCATGTAGTTGATGGCACAACTTGGAAGTATTGGAATGGTTCTGCTTATGTAAATGTTGCTACAAGTTTAACAAATGCAGGTGGAGCATTTGAAGAATTTGCAACAGGAACAACAAAATATACAATATTTAGCAATGGAACAGAGAGAAAAGCTTGGAATGGAACAACCGTAACAGATTTAACAAATGCTCCAACTGGAACAATAATATTTACTTCACACAAAGGCAGAATTTATTGGGCAAGAGGTTACGATATTGTTTTTTCGGCATTGAATAGTATTAATGATTATTCAACACCAAACGATTCTGGAACGCTAGATATAACAAGAGCAAAGGGTGTTATAACTGGAATGTTCGAGTTTAATGGAAAGCTAATCGTTTTTACTGAATATGGAGCACATGAGTTATACGGAACAGGACCTACTAATTTTGAATTAATTGACATAGAGGGTGATGTTGGGTGCATATCTGACAAGTCAATTATAACATGTAACAGAATGTTATATTTTGTTGGGCTTGATGGAGTATACGAATATAACGGCGCTTCAATGAGTAAGATTTCAGAACCTTCATTAAGTAATGGTGTTACTGGTGGCGTAACTACTTTTATCAAAGGAATTAAGACAAGCTTGAAATCAAAAGTTGTTTCTGGTGCTATTGGAGATTATTTGTATATATCAATTCCTTATGGCTCTAGTGCTTCGAATAATAATAAAACTTTAGTATTTGATATAAAGTTACGCAAATGGTATGTAAGAGATGATTACTTTTTTGACTTTGAAACAATAGGAAGTACGTTGTATGGTGTAAACACAAGTGGAAGTTTATTTGATATGACAACTACAGCAACAAGCGATAATGGTTCGAGTATTGACTGGTATTTCATAACAAAGCCATTTACTGACTTTGTTGCAAAGGAAAGTAAAACAATAAGTGACATATGGATTATATATGATTTACCGATTGGAAGTACATTTACATTAAGTTATTCTTCAACTGTTGATGGTAACGATTTTACAACATTGAAAACATTTACAGCTAGCGCAGACGAACAAAACACAAGAATTCAAATTCCTGTTAACGTTTTGCAGAATGTAACGTTTTATAGATTTAAGTTTTCAGGCTCTGGTCAATGTACTATATATTTCATGGAACAGTTTTATAGGGTAGGGTGATTATATGGCGAATCAAGAGTTTTTGACACTGTTCGAAAAACCAGAGGATACGTTAAAATCATGGGAACGTAAGCTAAACCATATATTATCTAATTTGTTATCATCATCTTATTTAAGCATAAGTGCTACCGATGTTTCTGTTACTGATGCAGGTAGTTATTTTGCAACAGATAATGTTGAATTTGCATTACAATACCTTGCATTGATTTCTCTTGGTGCAAGAATAAAAGTAACTACAGTAACAGCAGGAACGGTTAATTTACTTGCTTCCGATGCAGGTGTAATTATTTGCAATCGTGGTTCGGCAATGACGGTTAACTTACCAACAGCAGTAAGCAACAGCGGTTTATCATTCTTGATAACTAATATAGGAGCAGGAACGGTTACGCTTGATCCAAATTTATTAGAAACAATAATGGGAGAATCAACATTCGATTTATACCAATACGAAAATATTTGTATTGTTAGCGATGGGACAAATTGGTATTTAAGGTAGGTGACATATGAGTAATTTGAGAAAAAAGATAAATATAAACACAGCAGGAACAGAAATATTTACAAACGCTAATCCCGGGGCAATTTCTGATGGTGGCGGTAGTGTAACAGTTGATGGAAGTGTATCAGCTACTCAATCAGGAACATGGAACATTGGAACTGTTACAGCCGTAACAGGAATAACAAACGTTGTTTCGGTTAACGATAATGGTTCTACACTTTCAATTGATGACGGCGGAAACAGCATATCCATAGATGATGGCGGAAACGAACTATTAACAATAGATTATGCACACAAAGAAATACATGAGGGAAATCATTATTCTGCGTGTTATATATTCGCTGGAGTAGCCAATAATGCAAGTGCAGAATTAAGAATTTTGAATGGTTCTACTAAATATTTACATTTATTAGTTTATGTTAATTGTGAACTAAAAACATATTCATACATATATGAAGCCACAACATATTCAGGGAATGGTACATCGCTTAGTATTTATAATAATAACCGTTCAAGTGCAAAAGTATCTACAGCTACGGTATATCACACGCCAACGGTTAATGTTTTAGGAACTGAAATTTTATGCGAAATGATTCCAGCAGGCTCAAAAAGTACACCGCTTGGAGGTTCAAGTGCTTCAAGGTTAGAATATATATTAGATACTTCAACAGATTATCTTATAAGAGTTACCTCTAAAGGTGGCGCAGGTTCTAGCAATGACATATCAATTATATGTGAATGGTATGAGGAATCAGTTTAAAAAGGAGTTGAGAACATGGCAGATTCAATAAACGGATTAACGCAACTAAGAGGAACACTTGAAAGTGTTGGACATAAAGTTGGATGGAATCCAAACAATAATCAAGTTTTAGTTAATGATAAACCACTTGATGTGGCAGGCTATCAAAATATAGGCGGTCATTATTACGGAACACCAGAACAAGTGTCTAAAACATTGCAAGCATTAGGAACTCCAACGCTTAGAGGAACAGTTGAAAGTACTGGAAATACTGTAGGATGGGATCAAGCCAAAGGACAGGTTTCAATAAATAACCAACCTTACGATACTACAGGGTGGACTAATGTTGGTGGCACTTACTATGGCAATAAAGATATGCAGTCTAAATTATTACAACAATATCCAAACAAAACAGCACCTAAACCAACTCAAGTTGGCGGTAATAATGGACAAACTTACAATTACGCACCACAGCAATTTACACAGCCACAAGTACAAGAGAATGAACAGCAGACTATTGCGAGACTAACAAAAGACCCAACGGTTGCAATGGTTATTAATGGCTTTAATAAAAACAAAGGTGATTTACACTTTCAGAATACTACACAGGCAAACATTGACGCTTATTATAACCAAAAAATAAATAATGATTTGTCGTACTACTTACCAAGCTTGTCACCGCAAGAAAGAACAGCTTTGACTAATTACATGAAGGCAGGAAATTTTAGTAACATTGGTCAAACAACTGTAAACCAACAAGGACAAGCAAGCTTCGGAACACCAGAGCAGGAACAACAAAAAGCTGAACAAGCAAGACAAGAAGCATTTGCAAATACTAGAGACGTTAACCAAGCACAACAAGCATATAACCAAGCTAAAGGGTATATAGAACAGAACGGACAGTTAACTCCAAATTTACAAACTCAATCACAACAACAAAACCAACAAGGACAACAACTAACAGCAAGAGGAGAGCTTGAAAAAGACCCTAATATAATGGTGGATTGGGATCCAAATAATCCTAACATGATGATTGTTAATGGAAAATATATTGACCCTGCAAGATATGGGCTTCAAAATATTAATGGTCGTTTCACAGGAACACCAGAACAAATAAAAAATTTTTCTAATGCAATGGCACAATTGACAGCAGACCCAACGAAACAAGCTACAGACACATATATTCAAGGCGTTAATGACTTGCAAAAAAGCTACACCAATGCAATGACGGACGTTTTAAAGGATAGAAAGGCATTATCACAAAACATAATTGACACATTAAAATCAACAAACTATACAAGTACAATGCTTCCAGTTATGCAAAAGATAATTAAAGATGTTGATTCTTCAACGTTTACATATGATCCATTAACTGACCCCGAATTTCAACAAGCTTCAAAGGCTTTGGAAAGACAAGTCATGGAAGAAATGAACTCTAGGGGAATATTAAATTCTACGGTAACATTAGACCGAATAACTAAAACAGTTCAAGAAATGATACCGGAGTTTAGGAAACAGGCTTACATGATGTGGCAGGATAAAATTAATCAAAAATGGAAATCGTTTGATGCTTATGGGAAAATTGATGAAATGTCATACAGGCAATACAAAGACAATCTTGATAAGACGATGAAGATAGCTGATTATGCTTATAACTTCACAAAGGACGATATGAATATAATCAAGGACAACTTTACTATGGCAACAGACTTAATTACAAAAAAATATTCAGCACAAATTAAACTTGCTGAAAACGATATCCAAAAAAGAAAAGATGCTATGGACAGAGTCAAGCTTACAGGATATGCCAATAATTATGATGCTTCAATATTGGGTGTTGCCCCCGGTACTCTTTCGGAAGAAGTAGCAAAAGAGAACAGACAAACAGAAAGCGAATTAAAAAAGATAATGGCAAAAGGTATTGAAGATAGAAAAAATACTATTGAAGAAAGTAAAAAATCTTTAGCAACAATAGAAGCTAACAAACAGGCTGACATTGATAAAAAGAAAGCAGAAGAACTTGCCAAGTCAACACAAAAGGGAAATATGGCTCAAATACTAGCACCTATTAGCAGTCTTTCTGCTGATGAAAAGATGCAGTATTTAAACAACAGTTCAGGAGCATTGAAACAACTTATTAAAGAAGAAAAAATAAACGGTGCTGATTTACAGGATGCTATTCTTGAAATCGGGAAACAAAAGCAACAAGAGATTGACAACTATTATAAGGCAGATGCTTCTTCTAGGGGATGGACAAGTATTAATAAGTCGGATGAAAGCAAGAACATACAAACTTATAAAGATGAATACTCAAGGGTTGACAGTATGCTTGATAGTATGCAAAAAGATTCAATAGGAAAAGTTTATTCAAAAACTGATAGCGAAAAACTTTACGATGCAAATTTAAGAAACAGACCAATTGATGACTTTCATACAGTAGGTTCGGTTGAGTTTAATTTGGCATTAGATAAGATAAACAATTCAAATCTTAGCGTACAAGATAAAATATTATTAGCAACAAAATATGGTTTAAATAAGTGAGGTGTATTAGATGACAGGAACAGAACGTTATTTTATTGAAAAACTTCCTTATCACCCTGACGTTATGAAGGCTCAAGAAGAAAAGGCTAAGAAAACACAGGAAGAAGAAATTAAGAAAGCACAAGAAGCCAAAACAAGTAAACAATATATCGGGCAACCTTTAGTTGAAGAAATGACTAGAAGATATAATGCGCCCTTGATACCTAAAGAGATAGTACCTAAAGAGATAGCTAATAATATTCCTAGTGTTTCAGATTTGGTACAAGGTGCAGGAAAAGCAATTTCAACTGGAATTGATTATCTTCAAAATGAAAGCGAAAAATATTACAAGGGCAATACACCATTAACAAAAGATGAAGAAAATATGAAACAATCTCTTGCAGAATATTCTTATCAGATACCAGAACTAGCAGACCAACTTAGGCAAGATTCAGATTATTTAGCAAGATACTATGCTATAAATAGCGACCAAGTATACGGCAAAGGAGGGATATTCGACTATTACATTGCGAAAGGCGATGAAGAATATCAGAAAAAATTACAATACGACTTTGACCAAAAAAATATGCTTGATAAAGTTTTAACTATAGCAAAAGATGGAGCGTTAAGGTCATTAGGTGGTAACAGCCCATTTGTTCCTAGGACTGGAAACGCATGGATAGATACTCCTGCTAGTTTGATTGGTGGGCTTGCAGGTGGTTCTGTTACTCCCGGATTAGGTGCAGGCGGTGCGTTCGGAGCTTCTGCAACCGTTGGAACAAAAGCGGTTTCAGCTGTTTCCCCTAAAATAGCACAAATAATGAAATCACCGTTACCAAATACTACTGCTACAAACATTGCAAAAAACATTGGTGCTAAAGCTGTTGAAGGTGCAGCAACAATGGCACCGTATTCTATTTCAACGCAAAGTTTATTAGACCCAAATGCTAGCGAAACTGAACAATGGCAAAACTTGGGCTTAAGTACTTTGATGGGTGCAGGTATGGGGGCAGGGCTTGGGTTAGCAGGAACAGGATTTAGCAAAGTAAAAAACGTATTCAAGCCAAGTGAACCTGTTGTTGCGCCAAAAATAACACCCGATGATTTGTCACAATTTAAAATGCCTGAAACAAATATACCGAAACCACCGTATAAGTTAGGTATGCCCAAATCAGATACATACAGAATAAAACCTATTAGAGAAGTATCTGACCCAATGAATCCAAACATTGAAGATATTCCAAGCAATAGACAGCAGTCATTAAATTTTGATGATAGAATGTATTATGGTAAAATTTCAAAAAGAGATGTAAACGCATATCAATTTGACAATCCAGAAGTAAAACCTTTTTACAAAGAATATGCTTCATATTTTCTTGAAAATGAATTTGTACCACACGCACAAAAAGAATTATATCCAAGTAAAGCTATGGAGTTACTTAAAGAAAAGTCTGGGTTAACACCGAAAAATGTTAAAGATGGTTTGGAGCGTATAATTGAAGATAATGGGAAAGAGAATGTTGCAAACGCAAAAAAAATCGAAGTATCTTTAGATTATATGTTAAGTAATGGTATACCAGAATCCAGAACTTTACCAAAAGGATTTCCTCCAGTAAAAAAATATCTTGAAATAAAATCAAAATTAGAAGGTAAGCAATATACAGAACCGAAAGAAATAGATTTAACAGATTTACCACATGAGTCAAATTTTGCAAAACCATATCAGCAAAAACCAGAAGATACATTTAATTATAATTTTAACAGAGAAAACACAAACGCACCAAACAAAAATACGCCAAATTTGATTGCAAATAACCAAGGAAATACAAAACTACCTTTAAAAGAAAACGCAACAAATTTGGTACAATCTGAATCGAAGATACCGAATCAGAATATACCAAAATTAAACAAAGAGTTTGATTTATATTTAACAGAAACTAATGAAGTTGCTGATAGTATAAGATATACAGGTTATGATAAAACAAAAAAAATCTATGTTGGCGATTTTATAGCTCAAAGCAATAATAAATATGAAGATTTTTACAAGCAACTAGAAAATCAATTTGATTCAACATTTAAACCTAGAAATATAAAAGAAAATAAATATGATGTTTTTGATGAAAAAGAGTTTGAAAAAAGTTTAGACACGCAAGCAGAAAAAGAATCACGCATAATAAACTCAAAATCAAACGAAAATACACCTAGCAATACAAATTCACCTTTGAAAGAAAACGCAACAAATTTAGGGCAATCTGAAACGAAAGTAACGAATTATGATTATAAAACGTTGCCAAATGAACCAAAACAAATTGAAACAATGCTTAATGATGTCAAATCAAAGATTGCCGATATGGAGTCAAAAGGACTTGACCATATTATTGACGAGAATGGAAAGAAGTGGTTGAAAGTAGACCTTCAATTGTTCGCACAAAAAGCGGAAGAAAAATTAATGGAGGTTAGCAAGTTTAAAAGCAATACAATTGAAAAATCTGGTTTAACTGATACTCCAGAAATGAAGGAAGTTATTGACGATGTAGACATGAACTATGAAGTTAAACCACATGAAACATCAATAAAACTAGCGGATGAAAATTTAAAGAATGACTATGACGGAACTTATAAAAGAATACTTGAAAATGGTGCTGAAACTTCCGAGGATACTGTTGCCGCTAAAACAATAATGAACAACTTAAAAAATGCACTTAAGGAAAACCCTACAGATATTAAGATTGCTTCAAAAATAAAAAAAATTGCTAAAGCTTTACAAGAAAAATTCACTTCAATGGGTCAAACAATAGAAGCGTTGAAACTATGGCAACCAAAAACAGCAGAAGGCGCAATTATAAAAGCTGAAAAAATAGTTCAAAAAACGGAAGAAAAAATAAAAAAACAATCTCCGCAAAAAATAAAAGATATAGATAAACAATCAAAAGAAGTAAACGATATCATAAAACAATCAGAAAAGAAAGCCATTAACGATGTTACAAAAGAAATAGAAGATTCGGCAGATGATATTATTAAAAAAGCAAAGAGTACTAAAAACAAATCAAACAAACAACCTGAAAGCATAAAGGAAGAGCAACCTAACATTCTAAAAGCTAAAGACAAACAACAACCTAAAAAAGAAACAACACCAGAAGAACAATTAGCAAGACGAATTGAAAAAACTGCACGAGTAAAAGTAAATCCCAATTATAGCAGTTTTGATCCAGAGACAAAAGCAATAAACGAAATGGTTAACGAATTGTATAATAAGTTTAGTGAAACATTACCAAAGAGTTTGCCTGTTAACCAAGCAAATAAAATTCAAGCAATTGCAAAAGCAATAAGAGAGCGCAGTATAAGCGCAGAAGTTTGGAACAAAGCAAAAGACATCGTACGTCAAAAGCTAGGAAAAGATACAGCGGCATTAAAATATATTGATGATTATTTTGGCAAGGGAACAAATCCACCATTCGCAGAATCAACACTAAATCAGGCTATTAATCAAGGTTTGAAAAACAATAATTTCAAGATAAGTGAAATAGTTAAAAAATATTATGCCAAAGGTATTAATCAAAGAGGAGAACTTGTTGACGATATCGTTAAACATTCTGGATTAAGTGGCGATGATGCTAGAATATTGGCTGATTATATTCAGTCAAACATTAATAAAAGAATTAAAACATATTCCGAATCATATCTTGAGAGGATATTTAAAGAGAAGGCTTCTCCTAAAGCACAAAATTCATTGAATGATATTGAAGCCATTTCAAACACTGGAGGATTTTTAAACGAAAATTATAACACAAGAATACTTGACAAAATTAATCCTAAGATTGCAAATATCATTCGTCAATCAGGAATAAAAATGAATGAATTAGTAAGATTGGGGCTAAAAGAAACTGAATTTAACAAAGTAAAATTTATGGAAGATTTGACAAACAATCTTAATATTAAGCCAGAAGATGCGTTGCAAGTTGTTCGTGCCGCTGAAAATGTATTCAATGAAATGGCAAAAAAATCAAGAAACACAATACTTACAAACATGTTCAAAACAAAGAAACCGACAGTAAAGAAAAATACAACAGATAAAGTTTTAGAACTAATTAATCTTGGTGCTTATGATGATGTAGCAATAAGGGATTTGATAAAACAAAAGAACGGTATTCCGATTTTAGAGCAATCTGATATTAAGAATATAGTAGATATAATGGATAATATTTCTGGGCTTGATAAGCGTAGTTGGGATTATCGAGCAGGAATATCAAAAGTTGAACAAATAATATCAAATAAATTATTACCAGATGCAGGCGATAAAATCAAGTCACTAATTAGAACATCATGGTTAGGTCAGGCTTTAGGAAGAGTTAGAGACGTAAGCGGTAATACGTTAGTTGGTACGGTTGAAAGTTTAGCGAATAATCTTTTTGCAATTCCTGTTGACAAGGTATTATCACGAATACGAGGAAGTGAGAGAAATTATATATTTGACCCTATAGGTAAAGGCAAGGCAAGTTTATTCGGAAAAGTTCAAGGCATTAAAGAACTAGGGAAAGATATTAAATATGGCGTTGATACTAACCCTGTTAAAAACATAGACTATATGCAAGGTGGTAATCCTTTCAGTAACAATAATCCTATTGGAATGGCGTTGAACAAAGCTGATAAAATAACTAAAGTATTAGTCAGTGCGCCTGATAGACCATTTACACAAGGAGCATACGAAGCAAGAATAAAAGAACTCCAAACGATTAGAAAAACAAAAGAAATAACACCAGAGATTGACGCCGAAGCTAAAGAATGGGCAATGGAAAGATACTTCCAAGGAGAAAGCCAATTCCAAAAAAAATATGCAGGAATTAAAAACGCTATAGAAGGCGGAGAAGATTCTAACATCTTATGGAAGTTGGCGGCAAATTTTACAATGCCATTTACAAAAGTTCCTCCAAATATGGTTGACAGAGTATTTGAATACGTTGGCGGCGGTATAATAAAATCTGTTGGACACGCATTAAAAGCAGGAGCATTAAAAAAAGGTACATTTAATCAAAGATATTTTGTTGATAGGCTTGCAAGAGGATTAACAGGTACTGGTTTGATGTGGGCGGGTTATAGTATGTATAATGCTGGTATGATTAGAGGGTCGGCAGATACAAACAAAAGAGTTGAAGCTTATAATCAAGCACAAGGTAAGCAACCATATAGTTTAAACATAGGGGGTAAATCTCACAGGATTGATTGGTTAGGTGGAGCTGCAACGGCATTGTTAACAGGGGCTGATTTAGCTAAATCAGCAAAGGATAACAAAAATCCAATTGATTTATTAACAGACGCTTTTGCTTCTGGTGGTGATACTGTTACCAAGATGCCAATGTTTAGAAATATTCAAGCATTAATGGGTAATCGTAGCCCGATGGCAGGAATAGGCAATGCAATAATAGGAGATACAAGCGTTGCAATTCCAAGTATTGTAGGTCAAGTTAATAAAAACATTGACCCATATGTTAGAGAAACACATAACACAAGCAAGACTAGGGAGGGAATTAATAGAGCATTAATATCAAGGACACCAATTGGAAGCCAAACTCTTCCAAAAAGAATTGATGCTTTTGGTAATCCAGTTATGCAATACGAAGGAACTAATAAAATTTTAAACGCTGTCAACTCACTATTTAATCCTGTTACTACTAAAAGCATTAAAACAAGTATAGCGCAAGACGAAATAAGTAGACTTTACGACAAAACAGGGTCAGAAGCTATATTACCAATGATACCTCCAGAATATGTTACCAATCCAATTGATGGCAAGAAGATACAATTAACTCCAGAAGAATTCGAACAATATAGTATTGCATTGGGTCAAGGTTACGAACCTCTCGTAAATGAAGTAATAAATATGCCGGAATATAAAAATAGTACTGATGATGCTGATAGGTCGAAAAGTATTAAATCTGCACTTGAATTATTTGACTCAACCTTACAAAACGAATTTTTACAAAGCAAGGGTATTGATACAAAGACAAAGAAGCCCAAAACTATTCCATCCGAATTGAATACAGCTATAAAAGTTCGAAGAAATATAAAAAAACGTGGAGAATAACAGAAAAACCAAAATCCCCGATACGTCGGTTTATAGGAAATAAAATAACAAAGTTTTTTAGGTGGTGTCGAAATGGAAAAAGAAATATTTGTACAAGCCCTGTCGAACGGTGTATTCGCAGGGCTTTTTGTTTGGCTTTTATTTTATGTTCTTAAAGAGAACGGAAAAAGGGAAGAACGTTACCAGAAATTATTAGAAGAATTGAGTAAAAATTATGAATGTTTAAAGGATGCTTTCTGCGTATTCAAAGATGATTTTTCATCTTACATAAAAAAGCATACCAAAAAGGAGTTGAATTGATAATGAAAATTATTAACCTAACCGACAAACTTGAATGGCTCGGGCACCTTACACCACTAGACTTGACACAAGTACAGCATATCGTGTTACATCATATTTATGCAACAACAGCTACACCCGAGGAAATACATCAATGGCATTTAGAACAAGGAAACGACCCTGATAGTCCGATGTATCGTTGTATAGGATTTGGATACAACGAATACATAAGAAAAGATGGCACCGTGTACATAGGTAGAGGGGACAACCAAGGGGCGCAATGCTACGGCTTGAATCAAATAACTTATGGCATAGCCTGTGAAGGCAATTATGAAGTTGAACAAACTATGCCACAAGCTCAACTTGATTCGTTGATAGCAAGGATTCAATTCAACAAGAAACGTTTTGGAAAATTTGAAAGTGTGGAGCCACATTACAGATTTTCAGAAACAAGTTGTCCAGGTAAATATTTTCCCATGGAAAAAATAAATCTAACTCAAATTATGCCAATGGTACAATTCGGAGATACCGGGGATTCTGTTTCTTATTTGCAAAAAGAATTGAACAACAAAGGTTTCGACTGCGGAAACGTTGATGGGATATTTGGCATGAAAACACAAAGAGGAGTATTGCAATTTCAAAAAGCAAATGGATTAGTTCAAGATGGAATTGCAGGTCCGAAAACTTGGGGAAAATTATTAGGAGGTTGATTGTATGGAAAATCAAACAAGGCTTAAATCACTAGGCGCATGGGGTGCAACCGTTGCGCTTATTTTATTTGTACTGAAAACATATTTCAATGTAACGATTCCCGAAGCTGATAAACTTTGGGAACTTATCTTATTAGCAGGAGCAGGGTGGGGGATATGGAACAATCCGACAAGTCCCAACAAGTTTTAACACTAACTTATCGGAATTTCCGACAAGTTGTTATTATTTTGATGTTATTTATAATTATACTTTGCCGTCAAAGTGCTTATGCAAAATTCTTTGACGGCAAAAATTTTGTCCCCTATGAAAAAGGGAACTCCATAAGTTATGAAAATATATTAACAAACAAATCCGCTATCGAGGATGCTTTTAAGAAATTAAATTATAAATGTGAATACCTCTTGAGTCAACATGAAATTACCGGAATTAGAGGTTACACTTACAAAGGATATATAGTCATGGCAACTCATAGCGGATATGTTGAAGCTTTGCAAATTGCTTTTCATGAGATAGCCCATCAAAGATATGGGAATAGGGTAAAAGAGTATTCCAAAAAGGTATATGGAGAGCAATATAAACGATATGATAAATGGGAAAATCAGCTTGAAGAAGAGTTGGCAGAGGATTTCAAAGTATATTGTATGGAAAAATATTACTCGGAAATATGTGGATTATTTGACGTTGAAAAGAACACTACTAGGAAATACAATAGAAGTAAGGTGAGTAAGTTTTTTGATTAATAGGCATGAAAAAAGGCGTTTTACGATGTTTCATCAATTCGAGTTTTGCCGACACAGATTGATTGAAACAGTAAAAAGCCCCCTCATTTTTGCGAATAATTAAATTTTAGCACATTATATTTTGTTTGTCAAGTGTAATGAGTTTTAACAAGAGATATAATGAAAAAAATAGCAAAGGTCATTGCGAACGCCGCCAAGCAAAAACGCAATAACCTTACATGATGTATAAATATACTTTAACAAAAAAAATAGTATATTGCAAGTAAAATATAAAAAAAGTATGAGTATTAATAGAAGGGGTGTTCAGTATGTATGAAATTTGCATTGAGAAAAATTGTTCGTGCGTGAGTTGTAAAGAATTTGAAACAACTTGCGTTAGTCGGAAGGAAATTATTTGTAAAAATTGTAAAGGATATAATGAGATACTATTTTGTGGGAATAAATATATATCAACTAAAAACAAACCAAGAACAGCCACAAATAACGATTCCTAAATCACTAAAGTGATTAAACAAAATAAAACTTTTGTTTAATCGTTAAATAAAATAAGAAAATAAGGGGCTTTTATGCCCCCTATTACAAGCACACTCTTCTTGAACTTGATAACGGATTTCTTAAAGTAGCATCTCTCAACTGTTCTTTGTCAACGTGTGTATATCGTTGAGTCATCTCAATACTTGTATGTCCTAATATTTCCTGTAATGCTCTAATATCAACACCACCATGTTTATACATCAATGTGGCGGCGGTGTGTCGTAACTTGTGCGTCGAATATTCTTTTCCAATTCCAGATTTATTCATATTCTTTTTAACAAGATATTGCACCATTTGATTGCTGATTCTCTTCCCTCTCTCACTTAAAAAGAGTGCGTCTTTATTCCCTTTTGTGGAACGTACGTTTAAATATGATTCAATTGCTTTCAAACAAGCATCGTTAAGGTATACCGTTCTTTCTTTGTTTCCTTTGCCTAGTATTGTAAGAGTATCGCCTTTAATCTTTCTAAGGTCTATTCCCACTAATTCAGATAATCTTAAACCACAATTCAAGAACAATGTAATTATTGCATAATCTCTTATTTCATGCTTTCCATATACTGTAGCTAAAAGATTTTGGCTATCTTCTAGGGATAAATGTTTTGGCAATACTTTTTGAAGCTTAGGCTTCTCAAGTTCTAGACTTACATCAACATCAATTAGCTTGGCTTTCTTTGTAAGGTACTTAAAAAACGCTCTAATACTTGCAATTTTTCTACATCTTGAAGTACTGCTTAATTTCCTATCATGGGTCAAATATGCCATGTATTCGTATAAATCGCTTAAATTTATTGATTTGATTAAATCAATTGTTGCTGATGCTGATTTTAATCTTTTCATAAATTCAAAAAAGAGTCTTATGTCGTAATAATATTCTCTAATGCTGTTGGTTGATTGATTTTTAATCGTCTCCATGTAGTTTAAATAGTCATTAGCAAATTGCGGAATATCTGCGTACAATAATATCACTCCTTTTTTTGTATTATATTATGGTACTAAATAACAAGCCCCCTATTTGGAGGCTTCTTTCAATATTGGTATTACAACTTGATTTACAATTTCCTCTGTTAACTCAGCTACATCGAGTGAATCAACGCCATACGGTTTTAGCTTGTCTGCTATTAGTTCAAATATTTTTTCACGCATTATTCAACCTCCTATAAGTTTAATAATCACAGCCATTGCAATCCTTGCACGTTTCTGGTGAACAAACTAAATGTTTAAATTGTCAAAAGAAAAAAGCCCCTATTTTGGGGCTACTTTTGACAATCAGGACACAAATCATGCCAACCCTTAGAATCTTTTTTGCTTATCCAGCCTAGTTCTTTTTTTGCATCAACAGCATCTTGAAAAGTATCAATTGTTTCATTTGCTTCATGTCCGCAATTATCGCAAATTAATATGTAACCGTCATATTCTCTATCAATCATTGTTTTTATCCTCCTGTGTTTTTATTATTGGCATTACAACTTGATTTACAATTTCCTCAGTCAATTCAGCCATATCAAGCGAATCAACGCCATACGGTTGAAGCTTGTCTGCTATAAGTTCAAATATTTTTTCACGCATATTCTGACTCCTCATCTATACTGTAATCCACCGCTTCATGTATTTTTTCGCATATTTCACTATCTAAATTTTCTGCAATGCTGTCTATAATCTCTGTCGCAATTTTTACATTCATATTTCGAAGATAATCTCTAATTTCTTGTTTGATTCCAGTAATCAGTTTACTTTGCATATTATTCAACACCTCCGATTATATGATTTTGTCTTTCAGCATCTGGATAATATTGCTTCCGTAGCTATCTTTGCATATATGTTGCAGTTATGTTTTTTTGTTCCATTCGGTAACAGTTATTGTTTTTTCATACGTTTTCTTTGTTACCTCATATGGTTGATTGTTAACTTTGTTACCTCATACGGTTGATTGTTAAAACAATTCTCTTGATTCTCCGTCAGACCCTTTTCCCATTCAACGGCGAAGAATCTATTGTCTAGTTTCATAATGGTGCGAACGCTCCTTGACCATCTTCTATTTTCGCCTGTTTCTTCTGCTTCTTGCTCACATTCATAAATAAAAGTACGTATTTCTTCTTCTGAAAGGATTTCTCCTGCATCAATTTTTTTCAATAAATTCATTTCAAATTCACCCATACTAAAGCCCCCTTAATTTTTAATTTACTTTTATTTTTTTATGAAAATAAGTATAACTTTGCAATTAAACCAATTAGAGCCACATTCATAACCAAAAAAATCAATTTCATAATAAGAGCAGAAGTCTTAATTTTTATGAAAAATACATTTGATAAAAACACTGTTGCAAAAGGTGCGAATTTTGCAACAAGAACAGAACAAATAACAATTATCCAAAATATTGGGCTATTATATAGCGCTACAAATAAAGAATTAGTAATTATCTCATAAAGCGTATCCAACATACTCAACCTTCTTTCATAAAGAATTTTGCAATTGCAGCAATGCACTCCTTAGAACCACAATTGTACCCCAAACAATCAATTTCAGAATAGGGGCAAAAGTCTTGATTTTCTTCATCTTTGCACAGATTTAGTTCAAGTTTATATATAACTTTAGCCATCTTCGTAATAGCTTTATCTTGTATTTCTATTTCCTTCTCATATTTTGCGCAATGATTACAATTTATCATTTTATATCCCCCTTAATTTTTAATTGAATGTACTAATCTTTCAAATGACTTAATAACTAAATACCATAACATGAACCCTGCCACAATAAACGCCAATACCGTAATGCAAAAGCATAAATATTTGTCTATGTATTGCAATAAGTACTTCGAAGCCTGTTTATAATTGTAAGCATAGGTTGCGGTCACGATGAAGAGTATTAAGCCCTTGAACATTATTAAACCTCCTTCTCTTGCACGGTTTTAACGTTTGAATTTTCATATTTTTCTGCATATTCTGATAATGCAAGTATACATATTGTTGTAACGCTCAATACCTCATTTTGTGCAATATTCTTAATCCTCTTGTGCAGTTTTAATGGAATCGACAAGCTCATAGGTTTCTTTGCAGGTGCTTTCATTTTCATTCCCCCTTTTTTATATATAATTAATATCACTTGCATATATATTATCATATATATTTTTTATATGCAAGTGATATTGAAACAATATTAAATTATTTTTTTAGGATTATCGTTTTGTTGCCTTCTGATTTTGTAATTTTTCTGCGGTTCAACTCTCCTGCAATTGCTCTAGCAGTTTTAGTTGATATGTAGTCGCTTTCTTTTCGGGTTGCATTTAAGCCTTTTGCCACTGCCGACATGCCCGGAGCAATATCTCCATTTGAATTTTTGAATACATACGCTTTCCAATCCTCTATATCCTTATCGGTGTAGAGTTCTTGTTCTTGCTTAGGTTCTTGTTTTTGTTCTTTTTTTTCAGCTTCAATTTTCTGTTTTGGTTTAACTGATTCCGTGTTGTCTAATTTAGCGGTTGCAGGATATGTATTGTCGATATGCTTTAACTCTTTTTGTAACGCTCCAAGTTCGCCTTTGTCAAATATCTTTTTTGTCTTGTCTGTTAATTTTTCTGTTCCCGTTGTGGCTTCATTGTACAAAACACAAATAAGAACTTCGAAACCAATTGATATTATCAGCCAGAACCAAAATATTGTCTTGCTCAAGCCTGACATTTTGGAGTCACCTGTAAACATGTCGGACATTACTTGCAGTATAGCAAGAGTGCCTTCGGTATTCTTGTCTTGTAAACTTGAGTAGTCAATTGACCCTAATTGCTTATTCAAGCTGTCAATATCGGTATTAAGCTTTGTAATATTGCTGTCCTCTGAACCCGATTTGTCAACCGCTGTCAATGAATCCCTTGCCTTAGTTGTCGATTTTATACTGTCCCTTAGTTGATTTATTTCGTTCTGAATTCGTTCAACTTGCCCTGTATATCCTTTGCCTACTGCGTATTTCATGTCTGGGGCTTTCTCGTTAATTTGCTGTTGGAGTTCTTTAATTCTTTGGTCGTATTCATTACGCTTTGCCGTTATGTTTGCTTTATCTTGTGCGGTATATGTTATACTACTCTTTTTTATGTCTTGCGAATTTTTGAGGGCATTTTGTTTGTTTTGGAGTTGTTCTTTGATTGAAGCTTCTCTATTTTGCATAATAACTCTTTGCTCTTGACGGATTTTATTGTCAAGAATATTTGTTGTGTTAATTGTAAATCCTTGTGAAGCAATAACAGAAACGATTGTTGTAAATAACCACAAGCTACCGTAAAGGCTTTTTTTAGTTTTCAAAAACCGTACTAGCATTATAGCTTTTGAAAACTCAAAAACGATTGTCATTCCTGCAAACAGTATCTTGTGAATCGGGTCTGTTGCATTACTGGTCAACAACATAAATGTGAATGTACCAGATATGATAAACCCTGCTACGAACAAATATAAGCATAACTTTTTATGATTCTCCAGAAAACTTAATAATTTTTGCAATTGTAATTCCCCCTTTTATTTATCTATATTTTGTAGTACAGTAAAGGGGATGTAACTTCCCCTTTACTTAGCCCTCTTGCAAAGGGCTTATTTTTTTATCATGGGAAGTACTCGGGGTATAACCGATAAACTATTTCTCGAACCATGGCATTTTTCTTTTTGAATAAAGTTGAATCGTCGCAAGCTAAATAGCCGTATTCCTTCGAATGGCTCAACCAGTTAGCAATCGCACTCATTTTCAACCTGTCGAAATAAAACATGTCGATAATAAATCCGTAAGGTTCATTCTTTAGGCATTGCAAAGCCCAACACATTTCGTTGATTTTAAATTGGTCGCTATAAATCCTTTTTTGCAATTCCTTTAGCTGAATTTCAAGGATGTCGTGTGGTTCGCATCGTTCGCCCGAGTTAGGTGTTGGCATTTTTACAATTGACTTTGATTTATTGTTTCCTAGGCTTATGTCGAATTCTTTCTGTAAGTCAACCATATTAAGTTTGTTATACTCTACTCTTGCAATGTCTTTCGGATGATTTCTCAACCGCTCTTCGGTTAGGTGAAATAATTCTTCCTTTGTGGGTCTTAACTTATTTAACTCCTGTCCATATGGTGTTAATGCTTTTGTTATCGTTTCTGAAATCAAGTCTTCCAACTGTCCATATAATAGTCTTAATCGGCTCAAAACATCTACCTCCTTTTTCTCTTGAACGGGTACCATAAAAAATTATGAATACCCGCTTTTGTAAATGCGTCCTCCGCTATATGTAAAAGGCATCCAAAAAATATGCCTAGTGCAAAGAATAGATTTATAAAATAAAAGCACCCTGCGAATATCAAGCTAAACAATAAGCTGTGCGTCTGTTTTCGGTGCTTTAGAATTTTATGTATAAACTTGGGTAAAATCTTTGAAAGCATTGTCTTTTCGTGGTCTATGTCTGGCAATAAACACCCTAGTAACGTTCCAAAGACAAATAAAAAATACCATGTTCCAAATGGTATTTGAAAGTATTGCATTATTGCAGGTGCTATAACTGCAATAACCGTTATTGAGATTATCATATGTCCTTTACCGTTGAAGTCAATCAGCCCCCTTTGTTTGTGTGTTTTAAATTATTATTAATTTTAGTTCCGGATAAACATACTCAAACATTTTCTGTTTCAACTTGAATACATCTGTTTTCATGCCTTTTACATCTTCAACTATCTTGCAATTAATTGTTGTGTCATAGTAGCTAAAATCAGCCACATAACATATTGCCCTATAACTTACACCGTTTTTTTTGAATTTTGGCTGTAGTTCAAATGTTTCTTGAAGTTTTAAATCAGTGATACTTCCACTTTGTTCGAGCAACTTCAATTCTTTGTAGCGTTTATATTCTTTTTGCGAATCAAATTTTAACTCTCCGTCAACAACTTTTTTATTTTTGAACTTACTTTCACCTTCGCTTTTTCGGTGCATTGGCAACCATCTATTCACTCTTTTTCCTCCGTTTCTTTTAAATTTTGGAATTCCTTGCAGTTGATATCTGCTCCCGGTGTGTCAATAGATGTACTCTGCCACCACGTTGAACCACCTTTGCCACAGTAACGAGTTCCTTGACCATTGCTTTTCAAATATTTGCAATCTTCACAAGATGCAAAATCAGCTTTCAAATAATAGCCCATTTTTACCCTCCAATTTTTATAATGTGAATTTATATTACTCACATACAAACACAACAAATTTAATGCCATTCTGTCTCATTAAAACGGTAAAACAAATTCACCGTCACTTAAACCGTCAAATTCTTGATTATTTTCTTGAGATTTTTCTTGATTGCTCTCTTGAGTATCTTTCTTTGAATCAAGGAAAGATACTTCTTCAACAACTACCTCTGTTGTATAAACTTTTTTACCCTCTTTGTTGTCGTAACTGCCTGTTTCAATTCGTCCAGATACTGCAATTTTGCTACCCTTTTTGCAATATTTGGATAACAACTCTGCTTGCTTGTCCCATATGGTGCAAATAATAAAGTCTGTACTTTTTTCGCCGTCCTTTTTGAATTTGCGGTCAACGGCAAGGTTAAATTTTGCAACCGCCTTTTGTGATTGTGTAAAGCGTAATTCAATATCTGCTGTAAGCCTTCCGATTAAGATTGTTTTGTTCATCTACATTCGCCCCCTATCAGTTTTTTGAAAAAATGGTACATGGAACACGAGGTCAATTATCCTCTTAATGTGAAAAGTAAGCTTCTTTTCAACATAATCGCACATTTTCTTTAACCAAATGCGATTTTGATTTGTGATATAATAAGGGTCTTTTTCATACATAATTAACAAAGCCGTCAAGTTCGCTTGAATACTGTCATGTAATTCATTAACAAAAGCGTCTCTTGTCGTCTTTTTAAGCGAATAATTTTGATAAGCTTCTAAAAGTTCATTATGCTCCTCAATTATTTTCTTCATCTGTTCATCGAATGTTGTGTGGTATGGATAAATTTCAAGAAACTTTAGTGGCATTTTTTTCCCCCCTCACTAATATTATGTTTGTGAACAATATGCGCACGAGTCATATAGCTGAAAATTTGATTACATTCAGGACACCGCATCAACGCTAACCCCCTTAATTTTGTTTATTTTGAAGGTACCGTCAACTAGGTCTTGAAAGCTAAAAGTTTTCCGGTAGTTGCCGACATCAATAATCATAAAAATAGGACTTTTGTAAATGACATGTCCTTTTGTGCTGATATACTTGTAAAGCTTGCAATTCGGTTTCATAATTGTTTCTGTCCCCTCAATGTAGTCACCGCATTGAACCCTTTTAAATACCTTATTTGCTACAGCTTGCTTTGTGTGGCTGTCTGCTAGTCGTTTTTCGTAATATTCGATTCCGTACCCTCTATTACGGGTATTGTTCTGCATGATTTTCCCTCCTCCTCTAACAAAAGTTTTTGTTTGTAATGCTCCAACATGTTTTTCGTTGAGGTTGGAAGCTTTTGTAATTCGTTGAAATGTTGTGCTTTAACTTTGTAAGACCTCATAAAATTTGATGATATAACACTGCTTACCGTGTCAGTGTCCATCATTGACCATTCACGAAGTTGCAAAGGTGTTTTTACAACTTCCTGTATTACTTTTGGCAAGCTGTCAAACGACTCTTGAGCGTTATAATAAGAGTTACTAATTGCTTTATACACTAAGCCCCATGCCTCAATCTCTGTCAATTGTGGCGCAGTGCAAATAAGTTGAATTTTATTTTTTACATCTGCTATACTTGGTGGAAAGGTATTAGTACAAATTAAAGCTTTTACAGCTTCGAAAACAACTTCAAAAGGTTCGTTAAACATAACCATCCACAAATTAACTATGTCGTTCGCATCCTGTGGGCTTACTTTATAAGCTTGAGGATAATTAGCCTTCAACAAACGCAAAATTGAAACTGCTTCGGATTCTACCATATCCCTTTTTCCCTCCCTATCTCAGTAAATACATTGTCTTTAGTATTGTTGTTATTGGTTTTATAAGATTGTTTGAGTTCGAAAAAACCTTGATAACCATTAGCAATACTTTGATTTACAACAGCTAATTTGTCGCTAAATTTATCAAGGTCTTTTAATAGTAAATTGAGTTGGTATGCAGTTCTAACTGGCTTTTTAATTTGTTTCCGTAAGTCTATAAAGTTTTCAATTGCAATTTTTAACTCTGAATCATCTGTGTAAGATTGTATTTGTTCAGAAAAATCAACTATGGTTTTTATATTCTTTATCTTATTCTTATCTATATCTTTATTATCTTTATCTATATCTACTTCTATAGTGCTAACATTAGTTTTACTGTTAGATTCAATATTAGTTTTACTGTTAGTTTTACTGTTAGTTTTACATTCAACTAACAGTTTTTGTTCCTCCCTTCTTTTTGCCATATACTCCCTTTGATATTCTCTTTTTGCGTCAATTTGGTCTAATGTTTGGTGTTTGCTCCAATTTGGTATCGTAATAACATTCTGAATAATTTCAATCATGCCAAAATCTGCAAATGTTTTTAACGCAAGCCTTACAGTATTAATATTTCTGCGGAATATTGTTGAAAACATTTCATCGGTGTATGCAATTCTTTCATTCAGCATAAAAACTCCTTTGTTATTGTTTTTTCCTGCTAAACAAAGAAGTTTAAACCATATCACTATAACTGCATCAGCTTCGGGCATGCTTTCAATGAGTAATACTTTTTCGTCGTCAAAAATGTCTGTAACAATTTTAATCCATTTAACATCAGACATCTTAGCGCCCCCTATTCTACATCATCATCGTAATCTTTGTATTTACAAGCGCCTAGAAATATCAGTACAGTGCCAATTACAAGCAATATTATTGAGCCAACAAGTGCAATGCACAACGCATCTAACATAGTCATAACTTTTTCCTCCATTCGTTACAAAGAAAAAAAGCCCTATTCCTCAGGGCTTACTTCCTTTGCTGTCTTATTGTTTCGATTTGTATGTAACATAAGCTAATAAAAAAAAGTAAGTTTAAAATTGCAAGAATTGCGATAAACATTGTTACCTCCTCCATTCGTAGATTATTTTTGCATCTCTCCCAGAGTGTAAACGCCAAGTTGTACCGCTAAAACTTGGTACTAAACCTAATTCCCATAAGTCTATACAAGGTTGAAATGGGTTTATACCGGGTTCATGGTCAACATAGTTCCAACTTGGAACAGTATAAAAACTGGAAGTATAAGCCAAAACCGAATCACCAACCAAATCCCTAACCGAATACCAAACCGAATACCAAACCGAATCCCAAACCGAATCACCAACCAAATCCCTAACCAAATCCCTAACCGAATACCAAACCGAATCCCAAACCGAATCACCAACCGAAGCACTAACCAAATCCCTAACCGAATACCAAACCGAATACCAAACCGAATCCCAAACCGAATCACCAACCGAAGCACTAACCGAAGCACTAAACAAAGACCTAACCGAAGACCATTTTTTTAGCAAATCAATTTCAGTTTCGTTAACGGTATCGCCATGTGCGATATTAAAAGGATTTATTAATTCTTTGATTTGCAATTCTGGAACAATTGTTTTAAAATCCAGTTCCAAACACTGTTTTTTAACCGATTCTGAATCGTCAACAGTGTTAAGTTGGTCAATTGTGAGCTCCCTTGTTAGAGGGTTATACTCATATTTGTTCATTTTGTCCTCTTTTTCGCCTTTAAATCCGTAGTAGTCTGCTATGGATGTATGAGAATCCGTGTCATATTTTAGTTTGCCTGATATTATTTTTTTGCGAATCGTAGAATCAAAATACCATATTTTACCTTGTCCATTACTGATACAAGAGAAAAATTTACACATTGTGGAATTACCTCCTTTTTTATTGCTCCCCTAAATCCCGCTACGCTTCAACGGGTTCGCCTTCTTTTAGTTTCTCTTTTATTGCTGCAACAATTGAGTCATATTCACTCAAAAGAACTTCTTTTGATGACTTATATCCTTTAGTTTCTAAGACACTCTTCACAAGGTCATTATTGCTTTTTGCAAGTATGTACAACATTTGTGCCTGTTTGAGGTCTACTACAGTATCAAGAGGCTTGTTTGCTTCTTCAATTGCCTTTGTTATGCTTGAAAAGTTTTTAACATCAAGAATATCGGGTAAATTTCCGAGTCTAGATTTCTTTACAAGAGCTTTAACATCGTCTTTTTTATCTTTTTGAAGATTAATTACTACGTCCATTAAGCTTTCTACAATTTCAAGTGCATCATAAGTTTGACCTACTGGTTGAGTTTGTCCGTCTGCACCCTTGCCCCAAACACTCTTTGACCTTGCGACAAGAATTAAATTCATCGGAATATCTTTTAATTGATTAAGCATTGTTCTGGCTTTTTCTCGCCTGAAAGAAAACCATTTCGTTTTTTGTAACTGATTCAGTTGGTCAATCGTCTTTCCTATTGATTTTTCATATTCCTTAGCACACAAGCCTTCCAAATCGTCCAGTAAATCCGTTATCGGGTCAATAATTAGTGTTTTTCTGTCAGGATATTCGCCGTTTAAAATTTCTTTTAAAATTGACGATGTTAGCATTACAGGACTGCTTAGCTCCTTTGTGGCTTTATCCACCTCACCAACATAAAAATCAAACTGATTAGCATAGAGCCTTGTGCTACCCTCTAGGTCAATTGCTAGCGGTGCAGGTGCGCTTAATGCAAACCTAGATTTACCGCTCCCGGGTTCGCCCCACACCATAATTTTAATGTGAACATTATCCAGAACAGCTTTTTTTGCAGTAGCCATTGTGTTACCTCCTGTTATTTTATTTTTTTTTGGAAATATTTCAAAAAAACTTGACAGGATTTGTATATTGCGATACAATCCTGCCAATACTATTAATACCAAGCTACTAAATCGCTGTCACAATCAATGTAAGTGTATTTTTGCAACATGGTTAATAGACAACTTGGCGAATTGTCCGATTCGTCAAGGTTGTCGAACATGTTTTGTTCTTCGCTCAAGTTTATTACCTCCCTTGTTTTTCAAGTTCAATTTTTGCGGTATACTCAATATCTTCAAGCTGTTCTTTAGGCTTTTTGTACAGCTCTGTTTCTGTGATAGATATTTCAGCCTTTACGCACAACTGATATAATTCCGGTATACTCATTTTTGCCACATCCAATCTTTGTCGGCTTGTTGTTCTTGTTCTTCAAATCTCTCAACGTGCATCCTAATTATGTATACCATTTGGGGCTTTTTCATGGTTACTTCAATGTCTTTTATTCCTTTTTCTTTAAGTTTGTCCTTATATTTGTTAGCCTTCGCCTGCAAATCCAAAAATTCTTGCTTTGTCATTTTTTCTTCTCCCCTTTCTTTTCAGCTTCTTTTTTCTGTGCTTCTAGTAGAAGCCTGTACAACTCAATTTCTGCATCCGTCATTTTTGCCATTTTTTACTCCCCCTTCTTTTTATACCAATCTGTTTTTAAGAACTTTTCTACATCCGTTTCTTGCCTTCGTTCTTCTTGCCATTCGCCTTTTTCGTCCAAAAAATAATGCGTAGGCTTTTTTAACTCTCTCCAGTCTAATTTTTTTGCCATCTTACTTAACCTCCTCAAGATTTGCTCTTGCTTCACATTTTCTGAATATTGACCAGAAATTTGTATAGTCTTTTTGTGGTTCACTAGTCCACAGGGCATTTGTTTTTCTCAATGCGTTTCCATTTTTGTCAAACGCCAAAAACGCAATAAACAGGCTTGTTTCCTCTGTCAAAAAGATTGCTTCCTCGTATATGTACCGCTTGCTTTCGTGGAAATTTGTTAAAAGTTTATTACCCATAATTGGACCCCCTTTTTATTTTTTATATGCCTATAACGTGGATTTTATCGCAGTAGTGACTGCACCGCCCTCTTTCGTAGGGCAACGTACCACGTTATAAACATAACTAAAAATAAAACGTCAGTTTGTTAGATACTCGCCTTTTAAATGCCTCTGAATTGGTTTCGTTAACCTCTCGACGCAAAAGACTTGACACGCCCCACTATACAATGAGTGCCTTTAGTGCCTTATTCAATTGTCCGTAACGATTGTGAATCCCCTAAGAAAAAATAAGATGTTACTTTACTGAATTTTTTATATTATGAAAATTTGATATGCGTTTTTAAGTTCACACTTCGTGGATTACTTAAGCAAAAAAATTTCTTCAAAAGTTTTGTCCAGTATTTCCATTATTTTCAATATTTCGCTTAGTGTGAATTGTCGCTTCCCTGTGATTTTTAGGCTAACACTGCAAGCATTTATTCCAAGTCTTTTCGCTAGTTCAGATTGATTAATTCCTTTAGATATAAGTAAGCCTTTAAGATTTGTATGTTTCATTTGTTTTCTCCTTTGCTTCACAAATCGTGAAGCCCATAATTTAATATTACTCCACATTTTGATAATTGTCAATAGTATTTTAATAAAAAAATAAAATATTTTCACAAAGCGTGGGAAATACACAAATTGAGCAAGATATAAACTATAATAAAATATGGAGGTGTTAAAAATGATAGAAAAAAGAATGAAGGAATTGCGGGAAAACAACAATCTCCAACAAAAAGAAGTTGCACAAATGCTGAATATAACTGCAACATCGTACAATAACTATGAAAGCGGTATAAGGCGCCCGCATTATGAATTGCTCGTCAAGATAGCTGAAATCTACAGCGTAACGGTTGACTACCTACTCGGAATAACTAACGTACGTCATTGTGACATAGTCAAATTTTTAAATTTTATGTCGGGGGTGTTGTATTTGCATAATATTATTTTTATAGAATTGCCTGTAATTATTGTGTACGTAGTAATTGGAAGCATAAAGTACGTTAATATAAAATATCAAAAAAAATAAAAGAATCCCCAGAAGGGATTTTTTTTATTGACTTTTTTTTAGTATATGGTAAAATGGTAGACAAACGAACAAAGCCTTTGCGCTATACCCCACCAAGGTTCGCAAAAGCTCTTATAATTTTTTGTGCTTATTAATTTGTATTAATATTATACTCACAAGTTGAGTAAAAAATCAATACTTATTTTAAATTTTGCAAAAAAAGATTATTCGAAGCGTTCGGATAGTCTTTTTATTTTGGCTCTAGGCACTGCCAAATAAGAGTTTGACAAGATAAAAGGACAAGCAATAACTTTTACGGTGATGGTAGATAATGACGCCCTACCCTATCCGTTGAGGTCGAGAGCCGGAAACGGGGACTCTTGTCTTTGCGTCAAGGCACAAAGGGAAAATTAAACTTTGTTCAGGGGGGTTCTTTCTTTTTCTTTTCTTTCTTTTTTCTCTAAGTTGACAACTTCCTCTCTTCCCTCTTTCTTTTCTTTTTCTTTCTGAGGGATAGACCTTCCAACATTTTACATAAATTATAATTAATTATTATTTATTTTTAAATATATTATTCTTAATTCTTTCAAAAATGCCTTTTTTCTGCTGTGTTTTAGCTTCAATCATAATTAACCTATCATTACTACTTTTAAGCAAAATTTGGCTGTTTTCATTCAATCGAGTTAAATTTTCTACTTGTGTATATAATTTTTGTTTATCACTTTGCAGGTCGGTAATTTGTTTTTGTAACGCTTCAATCAAAGCTTGGTTGTCACTTGTACCTTTTGCACTACAAAGGTTTGCGGTTTCGGTGTCAACTATTTTTGTTTCTGGTTGACTGTCGGTTGACTGGTTGACAAGGTTAAGGGATTGTCGTAATAACTCTAAACCCTGCTCCGATATGTATTTTGTGTTATTTTTTATTTTTATGTGCGGTTTAAGTTCTGGCATAGTCTCCAGCTTTTTGTATACCGCTTGCCTAGATATAGACAACTGACGTGATACCTCTAAGATTGTATATAACATTATTACACTCCCCTGCTCCGTAAGATGTGTTAACTTTAGCAAAATAAGTTGTCAATTGTCAACAAAAAAACGCAAAAAAAAAGAAGCTTGTTAGGCTTCTTAATAAGTTTGGGTATTAATTTCTATTTTTTATATTATCGTTCATTTTTACACCTACAAATCATAGCTTTCATACTCTTCTGTTTCAGAATTCCATTCTAATTTTGCAACGTATACTACACGTTTTTCTGTTCTTTTTAATTTTTTTGCGTAATCTATACATTCTTTTTTTGTAGTAAAATAATTGGCATCACAGCAACCATCTACGCTTACAACATAGCCATTGTTGCCCAATTTCTTATATAATTCATCTGTTTTTTCAGTATAATTCGATATAATTTCCATTTTCATCCCTCCTCTGGGCGGTTTTGGTTAACCGCCAACCTGATTTTATTTGTAGCTTATTATGTAATCATCTTTTTTGAATCTTTTTATTCCTTTACTGCCTCTTTTGTCAATAACAGCAAGCGTTATATATCCCATTCCATTTTGCAAAATTTCTCCTATGGTTGTTTTAGTTCCATTTTTTAATAATTTAATTAATATTGCTTGCATTTTTAACACTCTCCTTTTTTTATTTTGTTTATGTTTTCCATCAAGCCCCACGTAAGGGGCTTAAGCAAAGCATAAAGCTTAATTTATTCTTGTTTTAATAATTTTTTTATTGCTTTTATATCTTTTTCGTTCAAAATATAGTCTTCTCCACTTCCACAAGGGAAAATTTTTTTTCCTTGCTTAAAGCGGTTTATGTCAACCACACAATCAGTAATATTATACATATCACTTTTAACTTTAAACTCTATTGTTTTTTCATAAATTAAATATTTATTCATTTTCGCCACTCCCCTTTTCTTTTTATTAGTCTCATCAGTTTTTATTCTTCGCAAAATATTTCATAATTTGCGTTGTCATCTTTTCTATATAAAAAACTTACAGCTTCCCCTTTTTCATTGTAAAATTGTCTTTCAAGTATGCCCTGCGTCGAGCTCCACACTAAATCGTGACTTTGTACAGTTCCTTCCAAATCGCACATGTATCTTTCGTTTAATTCTGCAAATTCTTCCTTCGATAAAATTTCTTGACATATTAAAGCCATTTTAATTACCTCCACAGCTTGCACCCCTTTTGTGTGCCACAGCTTATTTTATTTGTCCTTAATGCTGTTTTCTTTTGTATTGCGTTAAATAATTTCAATTTCGTAGTTTTCAAACACAGATAAAGAGTAAGAAATTCCTCTTGTATCTGTTATTTCAACTCCAGGTGCTCGAGGGTTTACATGCTTTTGTATACTTTCTATTTTTGTACGTCCGTGCAATCCGCCACATTCGAAAGGATTGTAATTTTTTATTGCGATTATATCCCCTGCTTTTATTGTAGTGCCTTTTAATTGTGCACTATCCAATTTTATCCAATTAGTCATGTTATTACCTCCACGCTTGACGCCTTTTTGCGTCCACAGCTTATTTTATACTATTTCAACTCCAAGTATTTCAGCGGCTTTGTATGCTACGCTTTCAAAGTCTTCGCCTGCATTTTCCCACTCTTCCTCTAAGTCTGCATAATAACAAAGCTCTCCAAGTATTTCTAAGTCCCATGTGTCTTTTCCTTCTTGAATTCTTGCAAGCTCTTTAACTCTTTTCATATCCATTTTTTTATCCCCTTTTCTTTTTTTTATTTTGCTTGTTTGCGTTTACCTCATATATTAACTATATCAAATCTATATATATTATACAAGTATCAAATAAACTCATTTTAGCCGAAAAACGAACGTGCACGTTAACTAGATATATATTATCTTTAAATATCTATTATTTTCTCACGTTTTCGATAATATCTATTAAATTTATATAAAATCTAGATTTGTGTAAAACTACGTGCACGTTAGATAAGCTACGTGCACGTAAGATAACTTGCACAAACAGACTTTTATTATATACGCAAAAATAACGCAAAATATTGGCATTTAATACGCAAGTGGAGGGATATATGCTAGTAGTATGCAATAATTGTAAAAACATCTATATAAAGTAGATGTTATTTTTATGTAATAGGGGATAGGGGGCTAAAAATGGGTAGACAAAAAGTATTTACAGATACAGACGATTTAATGTACTTTTTTGAGGAGTATTTGCGAGAATGTGAAAATGATGGAAAATATGCTAATTTAGCAGGCTTTGCGCGTAAATGTTATTGCGATAAGTCTACTTTGCTAAAATACAAAGAAGAAACTCATCCTTATTTCAATGCAATGAAATTGATATATACTTTTTTAGAAGATGATACTATAAACAATAAAATGTCTGATAATTTTAAAAAGTTTTACATGACTAATACTTTTCGCAGTGACTATCAAGACAAAGTTGTTACTGATACTACTGCAACTAACACAAACATCAACACAAACATCGACGCAGAGCAAGAGAGAGCCGAATTAATCGCATCCATAAAACGCAAACTTAATCTATAGCAGTAAAAATGGGGGGGTGATATTATATTACCTCTCATTTTTATACGCCAAAAATCGAACGGTATAAATGGTAAATATGT